GGAGTAGATTATAATTTATAGTTTTATATTTATAATAAAACAGATAATAGATAATGGATATAATAGAGTTAATTATAGATGAGCAGCATACTAGCCTAGCAATAGATGCAGTAAGTTTAGTAGAGTTCCCTGCTATTGAGAGTGAGTGGATTTTTTTAAGTAAGCAGGATAAAAATAATCTCTCTTTAGCTAAAGTAGATGAGCATAAAAGGCTTATAATAGGAGCAGCTTTAATACCTAATAAGCAGATATATAGGAGAGATGAGGATGGTAATGAGTTTTATGTTTTTTTTAGTGAGGCTACAGTAAAAAGAGCCTCAGAGTTATATTTGCAGCATAATAATCAGAGCAGCGCTACCTTAGAGCATACACAAAAAGTAGGAGATATAACTGCAGTAGAGAGCTGGATAGTACAGGATACTGCTCATGATAAAAGTAATATCTATGGCCTAAATTTACCTAAAGGCTCCTGGGTATTATCTATGAAAGTAGAAAATGATAAAGTATGGCAGGATATACTAGATAAAAAAGTTAAGGGATTTAGTATAGAGGGCTTTTATATCTCAAAATTAGCCAGTTTATCTACTAAGGTAGATAATAAAAAGGAGGATACTGATGATGATATAATAAATGCTCTAGCTGATATATTAGAGCTGGCTAGTTATAAAGATTATCCTAGTAGAGCTATCCTAAATGCTCAGAGAGCTATTATAGAGGATGAGATGAGAGGATTAAATGCTACTAAGATGAGTATTAATATAGGTAAAAAATTAATATCCAGAGCATATCTATCTATTACTGATATTAAAAAGATTAATGCTTTTTTAAATAAAACTAAGAGTATTGATACTGGTAAATACTCAGATTTTGGTACTATTACTTATAATCTTTATGGAGGCGCTGCTATGCTAAACTGGAGTAATAAGATTTTGAAAGTACAATAAGTAATAAGTAAATATATTTATAATAAAAACCTATAATAATATGAATTTAAGAGATAGAGTAAAAGTAGCGCTAGGCCTAGAAGTAGAGCCTGTAAAAATGGCAGTACAGGAAACTTTAGAGGATGGTACTATAGTAGTATCTACTTTTGATGAGCTAGAGGCAGGAGCCGATATATCAATATTAGTAGAGGATGGTACAACTATTTTAGTTGCTCCTGGAGAGTACACTTTATCGGATGGTAGAGGATTTATTGTAGTAGAGGATGGAGTAATCTCTGAGATGGTAGAGGTAGTAGAGGAGGAAGTAGTAGAGGCTCCAGAAACAGAGGAGGAAGTAGTAGAGGAGGTAGAGGATGAGGAGGTAGTATTAAAAAAGGAGGCTCCTAGAAAACCTAAAAAAGTAAAAAGTACTAAAGAGTATGAATTTAGCCAGGAGGATTTAGTTAATGCTATTACTAATGAAGTATCTACTATCCTAGATGGATATAAATCAGAGCTAGTTAAACTATCTAAAAAGGTAGAGGAGTTATCTAATACTCCTGCATCTGATGAGATTGTATTAAATAAATTTGGAGCTACTACAAATGGTAAGCTATCTAAAATGCAGGTTAATAAAATGACTGCAAAAGAGCGTATTAGATATACTCTAAGTAATATAAAGAATTAATAAAAAAAATAAAAAATTAAAAACAAAAAATTATGGCACAACCAACAGTAAATGGTAATTATACAGGCAGCCAGGCAGGAGATTATATTGGAGCTTGTATGAAATCTGGTTTAACTTTATCAGAGCAAAATATTACATTCTTAGAGAATGTAAAGTATAAAAGAAATTTAACAGTAGTAACTAGTGCAGATTTAATCAGCTCAGATACTACTTGTGCTTTTGAGAGTGGAGCTATGACTTTAACAGATAGAGTAATAACTCCTCGTAAACTAAAATTAAATTTAGAGGTTTGTAAGCGTAATTTAGAGGAGGACTGGCAGGCTCAACACATGGTAGCAGGTGTAAATAACTCTAATTTTGCAGGAGATTTTACTGCTTTTATGATGGAGTACATGGGTAGCGCTATTGGAGAGGATGTAGAGAATAGGATTTGGAGTGATTTAGAGGCTTCTGCTTTAGCAGATGCTACTGTAGTAGATGTAGTAGCTGCTGCTTTAGATGCTACTAATATTGTAGTAGAGCTAGGTAAAGTAAGAGATGCTATACCTACTGCCTGTTATGGTACTGAGGGATTAACTATATACATGGGTACTGCTGCTATTAGATATTATATATCAGCTATGAGTGCTTTAGGATACATGAATTTATACTATGGAGCTGAAATTCCTTTGACTTTTGAGGGGATTAAGATAGCTCATGCGCCTGGTATGAGTGCTAATAAAATGATAGCTACAAAGAAAAGTAATTTATTTGCAGCTACAGATTTAATCTCAGATTTTGTAGATTTAAGAATCTTAGATATGTCAGAGCATGATGCCTCACAAAATATTAGAGTAGCAGGTAACTATAGTATTGCTGCTAATCATGCAATAGGAGCAGATTTAGTATATTATAACTAATAATTAATAACTTTAAAAAATAAATTTATATGAGTACTTGTGATTTAACTAGTGGGAGATTATTGGATTGTAAAGATGCAGTAGGAGGGATACGCTCTATCTTATTATTAGAGTTAGAAAATTTTACTGTTCCTACTTACTCAGGGAGTATATTAACTGGTTTAGGCTCTGCTGCTACTGCTTATAGATACGATTTACCTAAAGCTACAGGAGTTTACTCAGAAGCTATTACGATTAGTACTGAAAATGGTACTGTTTTTTATGAGGATACTTTAACTATCAAATTGCATAAATTAGATAATGCTATGAGAGATGAGCTTAAATTAATAGCTCAGGCTAGATTAGTATGCTTTGTTTTAGATAACAATAATAATCAATGGTGCTTCGGATTGGTAAATGGAGCTGAATTAACTGCTGCTACTAGTGCTACTGGTACTGCCCTAGGAGATGCTTATGGTTATGATATGACTTTTACATCTCAGGAGGCTGAGCCTATGACTAATGCAGGCGCTTTTACTACAAACCCATGGGATAATATAGCTAATTTAACTGTAAATCCTGCTTATTAAGTATATTTAATAATAGATTAAACAATATTAGAGGGTATATCTTAGGGTATATCCTCTTTTTTTTTACTAATTAGGATACTTTTATATTTATACTAAACTAATAAAGCTAATAATATGAGATATATATTAAAAGATGAGTATAAAGATACTACTATAGTACCATCTTTAAAGAAGATAGTACTGCAATTTTGCAACCAGGAGCAGATAAAGCTATTAATTAAGGCTGGATACTCTGAGTATTTTACTGAGGTAAAGGCTAAATCTACTAGTAAATCTAAAAAATCTAGCTAATGTGGAGCTTAAAAGAGGAGTATAGAGCTGCATATCCTAATATGGAGGGATTATCTCAGGAGGCTATAGGATTTATACTAATTTTAACTGGAGGCTGGATAACTGAGGGCTATGAAACTGGTAATTTTTGGACTGATAAATTTGAATTTACAGAGTAATGATATATTTAAAAGCTAATATAATTTTACCTACATTTAATGCTATATATCTAAATCTAATGGATAGGGTAGATGATGCTAGCTGGCCTATAATTACTCCCTGGAGCTGGTTAATGGTATTCCAAAATGACTTTTCTAAGGAGAGATATACTTTATTACAGGTATTAGGTAATACTGCATACCATAGTAAGATAAATAATACAGTAAAACTACCTATAGTAGCCAGGCAGCAGGGAGCTATGAATGGATTGCAGCAGGAGGTAGAGCTGCCTCTTTGTGGCTACTATACTTATGAGATATATGAGCAGGCAGGATTTACTAATTTAGCTTATCCTCCTGCTGCAGATGCTCTATTAGTGCAAAAGGGCAAAATGCTAGTATATGATGAGAAGCCAGAGGTACATTATAAGAGCTTACAAGATGGTAATCCTAATAATTTTATATATGTACCATAATAACTAAATAAAAAATCATGGCTAAACCTAAAAAGAGTAAAAAAACTACTACTAATGCTACATTTGTATCTCCTTTAAGAGAGGTATATCTAAGCCAGGTAGTAACTCCTAAAGCCTATGAGGCTGCTGGAGATGGATGGATTAATTATGGATTAAATGCTCCTTATAAAAATCTTTATCCTCAGTTTTTAATCTCTATGTATGATAACTCAGCTACTCATAGAGCGCTAACTGATAGCGCTAGTAATATGATAGCAGGTAAAGGTATATTAATAGAGCCTAATGGAGATATAGAGGCTACTAGTAAGTTAAATTTACTACTAAAAAGCATAAACTCTAAGGAAAGTATAGAGGAGGTACTAGGTAAAGTATCTAAAGATTTATATTTACAGGGTAGTTTTGCTCTAAATATAATTTATTCTAAGGATAAAAGGAGTGTAGTAAGTATTACTCATGTGCCAGTAGAAAAAATTAGGATAGGAGTGCCTAATAGTAATGGAGTAGTAGAGGAGTATTGGATAAGTGCTGACTGGGCTAATACTAGGCTTAAAGAAAATGAGCCTACTCCTATAGCAGCCTTTAATACTCATGATAGGAGTGCTACTAATCAGCTATTATATGTAAGAGATTATACTCCTGGCCTAGATTTATATGGAGCGCCTAGCTATAGCGCCTCTACTAACTGGATTTTAACTGATGGATTAGTATCTGAGTACCATTACAACCAAGTAACAGGAGGATTTTCTCCTACTACATGGATTAACTTTAACTCAGGCCAGCCTACAGAGGAGGAGCAGCAGATAATAGAGAATGCTATTAATAAGAAAATGACTGGAGTAGGAGGTAAAAAGATGATAATGACCTTTACAGATGAGGGTATTAATGTACCAGATATACAAAATCTATCTTTATCAGATGCTCATAATATGTACCAGAGCTTAAATGAGCTAATAATACAAAATCTAATGATAGGCCATAGGGTAGTTAATCCATCTTTACATGGAGTAAAAACTCCAGGCCAGCTAGGAGGTAAAAATGAGATAATAGATGCTTATGAGTTATATAGCAGGAGCGTAATACAACCCTACCAGGATATTATTACTAAGGCTTTTGCTAAGCTCTTTGCTATTAATGATATTAATGTACCTTTTAAGATAAAAGATTTAACTCCATTTGCTAATAAATTTGGTACTGAGATATTAGAGAAAGTTATGACTACTACAGAGATACGCCAGGAGCTTAATTTAGAGCCTTTAGAGCAAACTGAGGAGGTAGTAGATGGTAATACCTCACTTAATAAAGATATTAGCTTAGAGGAGCTAGAAACGCTTTTAGAGGGATTAGGAGAGTATGAGGAGGATTTACTAAAGGAGTATGATGTATTAGCTATAGAGGATTGTGATGGAGAAAATGAGGAGGATGATTATGAGGCTCAGTTAAATACTAATACAGAGTTAGCTACTGTAAAAGATGGTAGCCCAGAGCCTAATAGGCCTAGTAACCAGGATGGCAGGAGTACACAAACAGAGCAAAAAGGTAATAAATTTAGAGTAAGATATAGATACTCTGGTAGCCAAAGCCCACAGAGGCAATTTTGCAGGATGATGGTAAGTAAGGCAAACTCAGGCCTAGTGTATAGAAAATCTGATATATTAAAAATGACTAAAATGGCAGTTAATCCAGGATGGGGATTAAAAGGTAAAGATACCTACTCTATCTGGCTTAATAATTGTTATGATAAAGAGCTGAGTACTAAGGAGTTACATAAATTCTACAAGGGAGGAGGAGCCTGTCAGCATAAATGGCTCAGAGTTATTTTCGTACAGAAAAAAGGAGAGGCAGCTAGCTCTGATAATGAGATAATAGGTACTACTGAGGCTAGGAGGAGAGGCTTTAAGCCAGTACCTAATAAAGAAACTAAATGGGCAGTAAGGCCTCAGGATATGCCTAATAAAGCCTTTGTAAATAAAAAAGGATAAACTAAAAAAATAGAATATTATGGCAGCTTATGTATTATTTATCTCAGAGGATAAATTAAAATCTTATGCAATAGCAGGGAATGTTAGTCCATCTCTAATATTACCTCATTTAAAGGATGCTCAGAGGATTTATATAGAGAGCTGCTTAGGTACTACTTTATATGAGAAGTTACAGGCTGATATAACTGCAGGTACTTTAATTACTCCTTATGTAGAGTTAGTAGATGATTACATCCAGAGCGTTTTAGTACACTATGCTACTCTGCAGGCTATACCTTTTTTAGCCTATAAAATAGAGGCAGGTAATATCTATAGTAAAACCTCAGAGAATGGAATAGCCTTAAGCAGAGAGCAGCTAGGAGATTTATCTGATAGCGTTAAGAATACTGCAGAATGGTACAGGGCTAGGCTGATAGATTACCTATGCTATAATGCTGATTTATTTCCTGAGTATAATACAGGTAATACTGGAGCCGATATATGCCCTAGTACTACAAAATATACTAATAATATGAATTTATATTAGTAGATGCGAATAGTTAAAATAGTAAAAAGATATAATAAATTAAAAAATGAGGCTAAGTTAAAAGCCTTTTTAAAAACATATATTAAAGATGCCGATAGGAACAACACTAAAAGAAGTAAGCCAGGTAGTAGCAGTAAATAGTACTGCTCTAGCTATAAGTTTTACTCATATAGAAACTGGATTAAAAATAGCTTTACTGATAATATCAGTATTATATACTTTAGATAAATGGCTAACTCATAGAAAAGAAGTAAAGAAAAATGAGCAAAAGAAAAGGTAAAACTAATATAAAATTAGGTATTTTAAATGAGCTGAATAGTATAAATAAGAGGCTCAAAAGGTTTAAAAATGATGCTGAAAAATGCAGCTCTTTAGCATCTAAAAAAGATACATTAAGAGGCAAATTAAAAGGCTCTTATTAATAAAATAACAAAAGCAAAAATAATTTTTTTTATATCTAGTAAATTAACGAACTTTTTAATTTGATACTAGCATACCTAAAAGGAGTTAAAGTTGCTTAGAAGTGCTTAAAATAGCTTAAAAATGGATTTAAAATACTTTAGTTTAGATGAGTTTGATAGCCCAGATGAGCCTAATTCTGGCCATAAAATGTGTGCCTGCTTTTTAAAGATTTGTGATAAAATTAGAGCAGATTATGGTAAGCCATTAAAAGTAAATTCTGGCTTTAGAACAGAGGCTCATAATGCAAAAATAGGAGGAGTAAAAAACTCCTCTCATAAAATTGGTAAGGCTGCAGATTTTAGTTGTACTAATTCTGGAGATAGGATAGCTCTATTAAATGCTATTTATAAAAATGGAATAAACAGAGTAGGAATAGGTAAAGGATTTATACATATAGATACTGATAGTACTAAATCTAATGCCTGCTGGTTATATTAATTAATAATTTAAAAATAAAATAAAATGGATTTTGTATTAACAAACTGGGCAGAGCTATTATTAGGAGTATTAGCTTTAGCTAAAGTAGTAGTAAGGATAACTCCTGGAGTTAAAGATGATGCTATATTTAATTATATAGATAAGTTAATAGATGCTATAATACCTAATAATGAGTAAGATACTTTTACCTATTAAAGAGCTGGCTAAAGCTATAGGAGAGATAGCTAAGGCTATTACCTCCCTGCCTAATATGTTTAAGCATACTGCTACTGGTAAATACTCTGCTAGGAGGAGTATATCTGGAGTACTAGTTATAGCTGCTGCTGCTGATATGAATATAAAAGGAGATATTACTACTAATGCTCTTATATTAGCTTTTATAGCAGTACTACCTCTTATCTTTTTATCTTTTAACAAAGAGAGGTAAATAACTTGTTAATTTTCGTTAATAAGTAGTGCTATTATTATCTCTACATAGTAATATATTTGGCCTATGACTAATAAACAGTATAGATTAACTCCAGAGGAGGCAGAGTTAATTAATCGTAATAGAGATAATCATGAGAGGAGAGTAATGGTAATACCAGATTTACATGCTCCTTTTATAGAGCCAGGCTTTTTAGAGTTTGCTAAAAGTATCTATAAAAAATGGAATTGTAATGCAGTACATTTTACAGGAGATTTGCTGGAGAATAATTTTAGCTCTTTTCATGAGATTAGCCCAGATGGTAAGAGCGCTGGAGATGAGCTGGCTTTAGCTATAGAGCAGATTAGGCCTTTTTGGCAGGAATGGCCTGTAGCTACTGTAACTATAGGTAATCATGATGCTATAATATCTAGGAAACTGGTAGCCTCTGGATTATCTCAGGCCTGGCTAAAGGATTTTAATGAGGTATTAGGTACTCCTGGCTGGATTTGGGCTGATAGCTTTGATATAGATGGAGTAAAGTATATACATGGTACTGGTAGCTCAGGTAGGAATGGAGCTATAAATAGAGCTATTAACTGGAATACTAAAATCGTACAAGGCCATATACATACTGAGAGCAGTATAATCTATCATGCTAATAAGGATAGCCTATTATGGAGTATGCAGCTAGGAGCTGCCTTTAATGTAAATAGCTATGCTGCAAATTATGCTAAGAATTTTACTAAAAAGCCCATAATAGCAATAGGGATTATCCTGGATAATGGCAGGCTGCCGATATTAGAGCCAATGCAGCTCTAGTAGAGCTATTTTAAGAGCTTTTAAGAGGCTTTTAGATACTTTTAATACTAATACATATCAGAAACTAAAGAGCTTTAATAGGCTCTTTTTTTTATTCTATACCTAGTAGATTATAATTGTTAATAACTCTGTAAATACTTATTAAAATAATGTCAATATCTTTTGGTAGTTAAGTATTAATTACGATATTTGCAGTATGAAAACACTACAAAATATAACGGATGGATTTAATACCTGCAAAGTACAGAGCTTACAGTTATCAGATTGTAAATTATGCTTTAATAACTTTGATACTAATTATATGATTATAGAGAGATATGTAGGAGGCTATGCAGCTACTAAAAAAATATATACAGATAGCTCTAAATTTATAGCAGCCATTAATAGATACATAAATAAACAATAAACTAACTAAAATTAACTTAAATAAATTATTATGGAATTAACTAGAGAGCAGATTAAAATGGATAAGGATATTAAGAGCCTTATGAAACTGCAGAAAATGGTAGCAGCAGATAGCTTAATAACTGAGCTAACTAACTTAGATTTAAAATGGAATACAAACTCTGAAAATCAGCAGGTATTAGATGCTAACTGGGTAGGAGTTACTTTACCTAAATCAGCATGGAGATTAGCTAAAGCAGCAGGAGCTAAGAGAGATGGATACTATGGCTGGATATTATGGAGTGGTAGTACTAATGATAGTGGTACTAACTATTACCATGAGATTAGAAAAGTATGCAGTAGATATAATCTAAATGTATGCCTAAGAGAGTACCAATTATAATACTGATGAGGCCAGGTAAGGCCGAAACTAGGAGCTAGCATCCTAGTATATTATTAACTAACAAAGTAAAGATTATGAAATTAAATAAGTATGTAAAGGAGCAGCTAGAAAAGCTAGAGCAGGTAATGTATGATTTAGATACTGCTATCTTAGAGATGCAGGATGAGCGCCAGGAGATATATGATGATAGGAGCGAAAAGTGGCAGGAGAGCAGTAAAGGAGAGGAGTATGAGGAGGCTACTGATGAGCTAGATACCTGTAGGCAGGATGCTGAGGATGCTATAGAGGAGGCTATCTCTGCAGTAAATAGAATAGAAAGTATATAATATGAGTAGATTAGAGAGAGTAAGTGATATACTTAACGATAGTAAGATATATCATAAAATAGGCAGGGCTTTAGGTATAGAGATAGATTTAGATAGTGAGATATTTAGAGAGATAGAGGAGTATATAATAGAGCAGTATGAGGAGATGGATGATAATAGGCCTGCTCCTAGCTGCTCCTTTTGTGGTAATGAGATAGATGAGGATAGTAG